GCAAACGGGGGCACGGATCTAGACGAAAATAATATAGCTGCAGCAGATCAAGCTACAGATACACCAACTAATAATTTTTGTACTTTAAATCCTGCAGATAATAATAATAATACAAATTTACCTACTATATCAGAAGGAAATTTAGAAGTTATATCTGTTTCTGATAACACTTGGAGTATTACGCCTGGAACAATAGCCTTACCAAAATCTGGAAAATGGTATTATGAAGTAGAAGCTGTATCAGGAAGAGCTGGAGATAGATCTGCTATGGCTGGCTGGGCAAATCCAGCAGCAGATAATCCATTAAGTAATGGTAGTATGTTTTCGAGAAACTCTAATGGTAATATTATGCGAGATGATACTTCAATAGCAACTGGTTACACTACTTGGCAAGCTGATGGAGATATTCTTGGGTGTTATATCGATATGGATAATTCAAAATTATATTGGGCTATGAATGGTACAATTCAAGCAAGTGGAACAGGAATTAGTTTTGATGGTGGATTTGATGATGAGGATTTTATTTTACCTATGGTTCAAGTAATAAACCTAGATAAACTTTCTGTTAACTTTGGAAATCCAGCTACAAATTTTGCAATAGCATCAGGAAATGCAGATGCAAATGGATATGGAAACTTTGAATTCGATCCTAGCGATGGCGGAAGTTCCTCATTTGATAGTGCAGCAAAAGATTTTTACGCAATATGTACTAAAAATTTAGCGGAGTTTGGATAATGGCATACACAACAATAGACGATCCAGAAGCATATTTTCAGATTAAGACTTATAGTGGAACTGGAAGTTCTCTTGCTGTTACTTTAGATGGCGAGACGGATATGTCGCCTAATTTAGTTTGGATTAAATCAAGAAGTCATACAAATTATCATGTAGTAACTGATACAGTTAGAGGTGTTACTGAACAAATATATCCAAATGATAGTGGTGTTGAAGAAACAGTAGCAGGAAGTCTAACAGTTTTTGGTTCTGATGGTTTTACTGTAGCAGGATCAGCAACTGATACGAATGGTTCAGGAAGAACTTATGTAGCTTGGTGCTGGAAAGAGAGTGCTGATGCTGGGTTTGATATAGTTTCATATACTGGAAATGGAAGTAACAGAACAATATCACATTCACTTTCAGCAGTTCCTCATCTTATGATACTTAAAAGTAGAACGTATGCTGAAAATTGGCAAATTTATAATCATAAAATGGCATCTGATCCAGAAACAGATTACATGGAATTTAGAACTACCGCAATAGCAGATTCTGCTGGTACATGGAATGATACAGCACCTACATCCAGTGTTTTTTCAGTTGGAACTAGAGATGCAACTAATAAAAATACTTATACTTATATAAATTATCTATGGACAGCAAAACAAGGTTTCAGCAAGTTTGGAGCATACGAAGGAAATGGATCTGAAGGAGGTCATGAAGATGGTCCGTTTATTTACACTGGATTTGCTCCGGCTTGGATTATGATGAAAGCAGTAGGCGCTACTGACCATTGGAGAATGTCAGACATTAAAAGAGTTTATGCAGCACCATTATATCCACATTTAGCTAATGTAGAACCAACGAATTTGACTTCACCAATTGATTTTTTGGCTAATGGATTTAAAATTAGAAATGTAGATCCTGATGATAATACTGATGGCGTAACATACATCTACATGGCTTTTGCAGATGCACCATTCGTAAATTCTAATGGAGTACCTTGTAACGCGAGATCAACATAATTATGCTACAAAAAATTAACATACAACCAGGATTTAATAAACAGGTCACAGCAACCGGAGGCGAGGGCCAATGGATTGGTGGTGATTATGTTCGTTTCAGATATGCTACACCAGAAAAAATAGGTGGCTGGGCTCAACTAGGAGATGCTACTCTTACAGGAAGAAATACAGCTCTGCATCATTTCGTCAATGCGAGTGGTATTAAATACGCTGCATTAGGTACAAACAGGTTTTTATATATATATTCTGGCGGAGCATTTTATGACATTACTCCTATTAAGTCTACAACAACATTAACAAATGCATTTACTACAACACAAAGTGATGCAACAGTTACAATCACTTTTGCATCGGATCACAACATTACGAAATACGATATTATACGTTTAGATAATTGGAGCACGATTACCGATTCTGATTTTGGTGCCAGTGATTTTAATGACACTAATTTTATGGTAACAACGGTTCCAACTTCAACAACAATTACTATTGAAATGGGATCAGCAGAATCTGGATCAGGAGCGTCTACTTCTGGTGGAATAAGAGTTCAACATTTTTATTCAATAGGACCTGCGGTTGAAGAATCAGCTGCTGGTTGGGGACTTGGACTATGGGGTGGTACTGTTGCTGGAGAAATTACAGATACACTAGATGGAGCATTAACTTCTTCATCAACAAGTATTGTTCTAGATAATTCTGCATCGATGCCTGCTTCAGGAACAGTTTTAATAGACAGCGAGCGTATTGCTTATACAACGAATACTACTGGAACAGGAACTTTATCAGGATTAACAAGAGGATCGGACAATACAACTGCTGCATCGCATTCAGATGGAGCAACAGTTACCGATGCATCTGACTATACCAAGTGGGGTGCATCGCAAACTGGAGATATTGTAACAGCTCCTGGTCTATGGGCCTTGGACAATTTTGGAAATAAATTGATTGCAACGATTGTGGATAGTGCAACTTTTGAATGGAATTCAGATGCTGATAGTGCAACATCAACTCGAGCAACGATTGTTGCTAATGCACCAACTGCAGCGATACAGACTTTAGTATCCACTCCCGATAGACACTTAGTATTTTTTGGAACAGAAACTACAATTGGCACAACGTCAACACAGGATGATATGTATATACGTTGGTCAGACCAAGAGAGCATCAATGCTTCAACTTCTTATGCACCTTCAGCAACCAACACCGCTGGTACACAAAGACTGGCCGACGGAACACGGATCGTTGCAGCGATAAGAGGTCGGGATGCAATTTACATTTGGACCGATACATCATTATTTATTATGAGATTTGTTGGTGCACCTTTTGTATTTTCATTTCAACAAGTTGGAACGAACTGTGGATTGATTGGAAAGAATGCAGCCGTCGAAGTGGATGGTTCTGCATACTGGATGTCAGAGAATGGTTTCTTTAGATATACAGGTAAACTAGATTCATTGGCATGTCTGGTTGAAGACTATGTTTATGATGATATTAATACAGTTCCTAAACAACATATTTATGCAGGATTAAATAATTTATTTGGTGAAGTGACTTGGTTTTATCCAGGTAGTGGTGCTGCATCTAATAATAGATCGGTTACTTATAATTATATGGACTCAACACCGGAGCGACCTGTGTGGACTACAAGCACGTTGGCAAGATCTACATGGTCTGATTCACATATATTTGGAAAACCTCATGCAACAGAATATGACTCAAGTGCAACCAGTGATACAACCGTTGGCAACACGGATGGCGTGACTATTTACTATGAACACGAAACAGGAGTAAATCAAATTAAAGCAGGAGCAGCTACTGCTATTTCTGCAAGCATTGAATCTGGTGATTTTGATATATCAGCAATACAAGGTGGTGGCGCAGATCTCAGAGGTGATGGTGAATACATGATGAAAATTAGAAGAGTGCTTCCAGACTTTTTACAACAAACCGGAGATGCAAGAGTGACTTTAAATTTAAAAAATTATCCAACAGATTCACAGGCGAGTTCTTCATTAGGTCCTTTTACCTCTACAACAAGTACAACTAAAATAGATACAAGAGCGCGTGCACGTGCTATATCTTTAAAGGTTGACAATACAAGTACAGGACAACACTGGAAACTAGGTACGTTTAGATTAGATATACAAGCGGATGGAAGAAGATAATGATAGATAAAAGTATAAGACAAGGTTATCGATGGGGAGGACCAGGTGGAAAATCTCCAGGAACAAGTGCAAGTGGTGGTACGCGTGGTGGTCCAGGTCCAGGAGGACAGGGTGCTAGAGGACAAGCTACTCAAAATCCAGGAACTACTGGAAAGACTGGAAAGACTGGAACTGGAGAAACTGCTAAAGAAAAAGCAATTCGTACAGCTGCAATAACAACAAAAACAGAAACAAAAGGTCCGCATAGAGATACCAAGGAACAGAAAAAAGAGCAACTTGCAATAGATCTTTCAAAGTTTGGATTTGAAGATAAAAGAGCCAAACCAAAAGTACCAACAACACCTAAAAAAGCAGCTGGACCATTTGATTATCTTCAAGGAACAAAACCTAAAACAGAAACAATTACCGTTCGCGGCAAAGACGATCAGGTATTTACTATTACCAGACCAAAAAAATTCAGCCCAACCTATCATCAAGATAGAAGTAAAATAGGTGGAGAAACTTGGGGTGAAAGAGCAGAAAAATCAGTACGGCCAGGAAGTGGAATAATGGGAACGTTGGGAAAGGCACTCAAGTGGGGTGCAATGGCGCTTGTACCAGGATTACTCCCTACAACCTTAGCTAAAGCATTGACAACGTATAATCAAGCTAAGACTTTATCTCATTACGCAAAGAAGGCTGGACTTACAGAAACGGATATTATGTCAGGGTTAACCAGTAATATAAAAAGCGATCTTTTCTCAGGAAAAACTACACCAACAGATGTTAAAGATAATAGATTTGGACAGGGAGATAGACAAAAACAAGCAATAGCTCCTAAAAAAGATGTAATAACTGAAAGTGTTGAAAAATTTTCACCACGACAAATGGATCTTGTAAGGC